CCAGTGCCCATTTTTTTTTTTCAACCCTCAACCAAAAAAAAAGGAATAAAATAAAATGAAAAAAGTAAACACTTCCAAAAAGGCCCAATCTCTTGCAAAGAGACTCTATGTGGAACGCAACAAACTCCAGAAAAGTTCCGAAGCCATCGGCAAGATTCTTCTCACCACTGACGTTATCATCGGTGGGTACAATATGGTTCGGAAACTCCGCAAGCAGAAGAGCCTCTTTGACTCTCTCGTGGAAGTTATCGATGATAGAATCAAGATTTTTGAGGAAACTTCTCAAAATGTAGTGAAAACAAAGTAGATTTTTCTACTATGTTTATGTAATGGAAAATCACTTGAACGCCTAGCATAACTCAAAAGGAGCATAAAATGGCAGCAAACAAGCAATCCCCCCTCGCTAATCGTAGCGAATTTCTCAACTTCCCTGTGGACGAGTATGTGTCCGCTTGCATCATTTCTTATCAGGTGGCCTCCCTGCCTCCGAGTAAGTTCAGCAAGACCACAGACCCTGTTCCATCTGTCCGATTCCTTCTCGCTGGTCGTGTGAAGAACACTGAGGGCGAAGATGTCGTTGTCCGCAAGTGGACATCTTGGATGACTCTTTCCTATAATGAAAAGTCCAAGATGGCCCAAGTGTTCAAGGATGTCCCCAACCTCGAATCTCTTATAACTGACGATGGAGAAGGTGGAGCACTCTGGGAAACACCTTTCAAGATTATGCTGGAGAAGTCCAAGGACGGCAAATACTCCAACATTATCCGCATCAAGGTCTCCGATGACAAGAGTGTTCTTGACATCTGTTACACTGGTAAGTCCAAACTCCCTGACGGTACTGAGACATTCGCTCCATACAGGAAGGTTAGTGCCTACGGTAAGTTGGTGTTCTTGGAAGTCGCAGTGAACAAGGAAGAAGACGGTGTCAAGTTTTACAGTGGTGAGGACTTGATTGAAAACCCTGAAGAAACTGACGATGACTAATACTCCGTGGTATTAGGTTGTTAAGTTCCCATCGGCGAGTGTTCCTCGTCGGTGGGTTTTTTATTACCCATAGGAAATTCAGTATGAAACTCTCTGGAAACTATTCAGTAAACGACTTAATCAGAACCCTGCAAGGAAACTTTAATTGCCAGTCTGTGACGAAGAACGCCAAGGGGAAGACTCTCGACGCTGCCGACCAACATATCAGACTTGAACTATTCTTCCTTAGATTTGAACTGTACAAGGACAAAGTGGTAATTTACAAATCCACAACTGAGGGCGGCAATGAGAAACTTGAACGAATTAGTTCTATTCCGTTTGCACAAGACTAATGAATAAAGTATATTGTAAGTATGCTTGATGGTAAGAACACTGAACTGTTGGTAGGGATAGCCAAGAACCAAGACACGCCCAGTGCTGTGAGGGTCTCGGCTTGCACTCTTATCTACCAGCTCTCTGCTCTACCTGCAAAGGAGATTCTCGAAATCTTGCAGGAGACCATCGACGACTCCCGAACTAAGAGCGGAGTTCAAGTCAAGGCTATGGCCTTGATGGACAAGATTAACAACAGCACTGGGTTAGAACCGGAACTACGCTCCGAGGACGAGGAACTCGTCAAGACTAAACTTATGGAGAAGTATCTGGTATGCCCAAGTACAACTTGAGACAGGTTTTAGAAAAGTTCAAACCTCGACTCGCTTATAAAGAACTAGACCGCACGGCCCTTGAAATCTCACGCAGTATTGCCGCTGGCAATCTCGGTGATGATAAGGAATACTCCGAATGGGCTATGATTACGAACGACCCCCTCGTGATTGTGAACTATGTAAAGACTTACATCACCCTTCAAGTGAGCAAACTGAGTAGTGCCCCGTACCGACCACAGGACGACACGCTATCGGAAGTCGGCATCAACGCCAGACTCGATTCAGCTTTTACTGAACAGTACAACGATGTCCTGAACGATGGTTACTCGTTTCTTGGTGTTGGTATGAATGGTTCCAAGCCTTTCGTGAAACCGATTGACGCTCGTTATGTGATGTTCAATGGTGACGACCCCACACTTAGAGATTCCACGGATGTGGTTGTTTTCGAAGTAGTTCCCTTGTCTCTCGAAAGGGACGATGACGAAGCGGCTACGAAGATGGCTTGCAGTTTCCTCCACACCTATGTAGAATTTGACTCTAATGCCGAACGAGTGAAAGTCTCGCACTATCACAAGGACAAAAAGACTGGTGTTTATGTACTCGACATCTACGACGACGATTTTGAAAAACCTCAAACATTCAATCTTACTGGTTTAGACAGAATCCCAGTCGTAAGATTTGTCGGAGAACGCATTGAACTGTCCGACAAGCGTTATCACTATCGTGGTTTGTACTACCAAACACAGAGTGTACTGAAAGCTCTGGCACTGGCAGGAACCAAAATCCAGATTAGGACTGCCGCAAGTTCCGATGCTAACTTTATCACTCGTTCCGATGCCACAGTCAACCACGGCGAGGCTTGGAGGAATAGCGGTACACTTCCGATTGACAACGTAGACCAGAATGGAAACGATGTTCCTCCTGTCCAATTCGTGCCTCACGACAACGAGTTTCTCCTTAGCACATTTAACAACTGGAAGTCCGTTATTAGCGATATGCTCGGCCCTGTGGTAGCGAGCGGTAGCGAAGCCGTTACTCGTGAAGAAGTGGTGGCTCGTAACGAAGTTAGGGACGCAATCTCCAACACATACCTGTCGAGAATGGCTGACAGTATAGCGGAAGTCTATCGCTGTATCCAGATGTATATGACTGGGAATCCCGCCGAAGTGGTTATACTCGGTGGTTACATCGAGTCTATAAAACGTAAGAAGGATATGGAATCCCTCGCTCGTGTTTACGGACTTGCCAAGGAAGGCGGTCTCAATACTCAGGGTCTTGTGGTGCAGATGCTCGCACTCGAAGACTTGCCTGTGGCTACCAAGCAAGCGGTCGCCGCAAGTTTCCAACAGGAACCCTTCAAGAGTCCGCAAGTTCTCCAGCTCGAATCCGTGGTGCAGAAACTCAACCAGACAATCCAAGGTCAGAATCAGCAAATTGCACTTCTCCGTCTCCAAGCTACCCAGAGACTCGAACGTCAGAAGGAGTTCATCGACTCCACCGAACGCACGAAACGTCTGGAACTCGCCCTCAAACAGTGGACGGAAGAACAGAAGCAGACGCAGGAAGCTCTTATGGCGGTACTCAACGACTGCCTTTCCAAAGGCGACTACGATGGTGCAATCCAGACTCTCGAACAAATCAAGTCTCAGGATTCACCACTGCTTACCAACAATGTTCTCAACTTGGCTTCGAACGCTTTCAGCGAAGAAAACGAAAAGAGTGTGGCGAATGCACTTGCGTCGACTGGTCAACAGTTCAATCCTATTCAACAACCGCAGCAGCCTAACTCGGTGGGTCCGACACCCAACCATCTGCAACCTGTACAACTCAACCAGAGTCAGAAACAGATGACAAACATCACCGCTCCTGCACCGAGACCTGCTGTTACAACTTTTAACGATGTGTGAGGTATAAATGAATTCTAAACTAAGTGGTGCAGTAGGCGGAGCCGTGTCTGGCTACGAGAAAGGTGGCCCTATCGGTGCAGTGGTCGGCGGTTTGCTCGGTCTTGCGAAGAACCAGAACACCGCTGGTCTTATTGACACGATAACCAGTGCGGCGTTCAAGGAAGGTAGGATGCCTACCCCTGCCGAACAGATGCAGACCGAGTCTCCCCTTTCGATGGACTTCAACGATATGGTAAACGCAACTAATTTCGCCACTAACCTGTGGGAAGGAGAATAAGATATGATGAGTTGGGGCGGTGCTGAGGACTTTAACTTACTCGGAAATCTCGGTGGAACATTAGGTATTATCGACCCGAGCAAGGGGAGTCGTTCACTGGCAGCTATGACTGAAGGTCAAGCAGCGGCGAACAATCAGTTAGATACAGACACTACCGAACAGTTCGGTATGCTCTCGGATGCTATGGCTGGTAGAAGTATGGGTGCAAACCTCAACGCTTTCGACCAGTCCGTAGCGAATGCTCAGAACAAGACGAACAGGGCTGGAGCACTTGCCGAACAACAAGCAAACGCTGGACGCTCCGACAATGTTCAGTCCTATATGAACCCGCAGATGGAAATGATGCTGAACCAGACCTTGCAGAAAGTACAGGGTGGTGCTGGTTCCGCACTCCAGTCCAGTGCAGCTACAAAGGCTGGTGCGAATGCAGTGGCTACGAGAGCTGGTGACTTGTGGCAACAGGCCTTCAACAATGCTATGGCCGACTCGCAGAATAATCTCAATGTCGCAAACCATGTTCAGGGAAACGCTATGCAGAATGCAAGTCTTGCGGGAATGCAACTTCAAGCAGACAACGCACCTGCCGAAGACTATTTACAACTTGCCAACGACCGTGCGATGCAGCGGTACGCTGGAAATATTGCACTCACACAGGCACAAGCTCAGAATGCTGGTCGTGACCAGTCTCTACTTGGCTCACTTCTCGGAGGTTCCTAATGCCTAGATTTTCTTTAAGAGAGTTCAGTCGGCCAGATTATGCCTCTTCCCTTCCGAAGAAAGACCCGAATAACGCAATTTGGCCTCGTATTAGTATGCTCGCCAAGATGCTCAATGAAGTCCCTTGGTTCAAGAAGTCCGCTCAGGACGAACTTTCGGAACAGAGTGCGGCTGACATGGAAGGGTACGTCCCAAACTCGGAGCAGCAAGATGAACCCTCCCAGCAAAGTCGAGCTGAGGCTCAAATGGCAGGGTACGTTCCAGACGAAGAACCCGATGGATTACTTCATATCGAAGACCTTGATGCTGATGCCTTGCCGTCGTATATGGGTTGGGACTTCAACTATGAGACCGCAACACCAGAGCAGCTAATAGTTATTCAGAAACTCCTTAAAGCGGGTGGTTATGACATAGGTAAGACTGGGCCGAGAAAGGACGGTATAGATGGGAAGCGTGGGCCCAAGACCCTCGCTGCATATATCGACTACAACAAGAAACTGCAAGGTCACCGCCTGTGGAACCAGAATCGTGCTCCTAACGAAGAACAGGAGTCTGCGACCTTTGAAAATGAACTTGAAGAGGCTAAGCGTTGGAGTAGAGCTCCTATGATGGACGGTTATAAACCTAATACGACTGGAGGTCGATGATGCCGTATTCCTTACCGAAGCTGATGGGAGACCCTAACAAGGATTTCGACCCTTACAAGATGCTTGCTGAAAAATACGGAAGGTCTAGCTCGTCGAGTGTCGCTCCGTCCCCGATACCGTTCAGTGATTCGTTATCACCTGCGGCGGTGTTACCATCGCCAGCGTCGTCTTCGAGTGCAATGTCTGGCCCCAACACAGTCGACAGGGTCAAGTCGTCGAGTATGGAACCTGTGGTCGAAACACAAAAGAAACCAGACACTCCGAAGAAGTCTGACAACAAGAAACCGAAACAAACAGTCGTAGCAAAACCCTCCGCTCCTAAAGCGGACAACGTCGTTCCGTTCGGTAGTGGAGACCCTCTCCCAGCTTACACACTTCCGACAGTAGAACCACAACCTCGTGAGGACTTTACGGCGGACTGGCAGCAGCCTCAACCCAAACAAACTCAGGAGCCGATTACTGACCCTCATAGAACCGTTCTTCAAGCCTTGATGGGGTGGGACGATGTTCCATTCGGTAAGCGATGGACTCACTTCACACAGCACGGATTCACAGGGATGCACGGTGACGCATTCGACGAACTTATGACACTCGTTAATTCCGAAAAGGGTAACGGTGTCGGTAGTGGTAGCACTTATGGTCAGGAACTCAGAGCAAGGGAGCAACATCGTCGCTCTATGCTAGACCAGTGGAACAAATTGCTATCCGAGTGGAACAGCGGCAAGTACGCCTCTGGTGATGCCTACACCGTCAATGAGTTCTTCACCGAAGCCGATAGACTCAGACAGGAGTACGCAAACGCTGGTTACAACCCGAACGAACTCCGTCGTCCTTCCATTAACGCAGGCGGGTTCCAGCAGGGCTTCCAGAAAGACCTACAAGCAGATAGAGGCAAGCTCGACTGGATTGGTGGATGGCTCAACGATATTCAGCAGAATGTCGCTCACGATCCTAACTGGCTCGACTCCAAGCAGGCCCAGATGTATTTCGATAAACTCTCGGAATATATTATCCTGAATATGGCCCAGTCCAGAGGTGCTATCGCTGACGCTGAAAAGATTCGTGCCCAGGTTGAAGCTATGCCTCGTGCGGACAGACTCGTGTACGATAAGTTTATGAAGATGTTCTTCAACACAAACACTGTGGCTCAGGTCAATGCTCTTGCAAATGCTGGCAACCGAGATGCTATGGCGTTCTTGGAAGATATGGACAACTTCATAGGTCTTACCGATGAAGGCGATAGTTCTTTCGGCAGTTTTGATAAGCAAGGCAATGTTCAAATATCCGAAAAAGCAAACCACTGGCTTAATGCAGCTATGATGAGTCTTGGTAGATTGCAAGGTCAGAAAAATAATCCTATTGATATAGACGCTGCCATCACGTCCTACAAGAACGCTAGAGAAGCCTTCCAGCAGTATGTGATGCAGAACGCCAACGTCGATAGACAGATGGTGTGGGATTCCGCCCTTGGCCAGTACAACATCTACAAGAATATGTATAACAGCAAACTCCCGCAACTCGGTCTGAACTGGGGATGGGAACACCGTGGCCCAGTATTAGACGAAAATTTTGGAAACTATCTTGCTCAGTGGCAGAGTAGACAACCTGTCAATCTCGTTATGCGTAACGCAAGACTCGCAGCAGGTTCTATACCGAAGCCGATTAATGACCCGCTGGGAAATCGTGGCGGTAAGGGTGGAAATATTAAATAGACGTGAGGTTATATGGCTGATACTAACACTGAATACAAAGACCCTGTGACTACGCTTCGCTCGGATTCTTACAGACTGCCAACCCCCGCAGTCCCACGCACAATTGAAGTTATGAATGACGATGATCTGGCGATACGGAGAACGACGACTCCTGTCAAGTCCTTACGAGACACTAAAGCAAGAACGCTCGTGAAGACGAACCCTTGGCTGGAACCGATTTTGAGGGAGCTTGCCGATGCTCGTCTGAGGATGTACAGCTCTGATGAAGATGACAAGCGGTACCGCTCCAAGAAGTACGGCTGGGCACACACGCTAGACTATCTCGCTCCTCCCGAAAGTGATTATTTCGCTTTTACCCAGAATGAAGATGGTGACTGGGTAATCGAGGACTTGGAAAACGCCAAGGCTCTGAATGTTCTTGACTACGGAATCGCAAAGAAGCCTTTGGAAGACTACTTGAAGAAACCTTTCAAACAGAGCTTCCAACCGATGACGAGGGAGGAAGCCAACGCTGCAAAACTAGACTGGTATCCAACATCGAATGAATTGTTGAATGCACTTATAAAGACGAAACTCGGAGACGGTAACAAGCAAGCCCTCTACGATGCCGCACAGTTGGCTCTCGCCAATGCTTGGAAGGAAGACCTCGAGAGTGAGACTCCCAAATATGCTGCTGCCTCCGAACATCTTTTTGACGATAAGGGTGATTCAAAGAACCACTATGAAATTCCTAACGGAGTATCTAGTTTCGTCAAGAATATGCTTTTTCCTGTTTCCAATGCAGTGTTGGAAGACCCAGAACTTGATTTTAAGACCAAACCTTTCGAACACGGAGTCAGAGGTGCTGTTGATTTGGGACTCACCGTGGGGTCTGTTGCACTTCCTTGGCTCGGGGCCACAAAAGGAGCGGCACTTATGACCAAACCTCTAGTCGGAGCGACAATCGGTGGTGGTCTTGGTGGGCTCGGCAACTACGCTGTCCAAAGACTTGTGAACACTGGTCTTGCCGAGGCGACTGGTCACGGTTACATAGACCAACCGATTGATGCCACCGACGCAGGTATTGAAACTGCACTCGGAGCATTGTCTGGCCCTCTCTCTGCTGCAAATAAGGTGCGAGGACGAGGTGCACTGAAAGACCTGATGTGGCCTGAAAACCCGAGGGGAGTGACACCGAAGCACATCAATCAGAGTATAGCACTATCGAAATCGAGAGGTTCTACCGAAAAGGCGATGCAACCGTTCCTGAGTCAGGCTTTTAAGAAGTTCGAGAAGAAATATCCCTATACTCAGTTCAAGGTAGAGCTGATGCCAGACCCCAGTGCTGTTCCACCGAGTAGCACGGACATCCCGCTTCTTATGAATAAGCCGAACGGAAGATTCACTGGAACAAGAGGCAAGGACGTGGACGCTGACAAGTCCGTATGGCGAACCAATATCGGAGACATCCCGCTTGCCTACATCACCCCGACTGACGAGTTTATGTCCCAGTATGCTAGGAACAATCCGAAGTTGCTTCCGTGGTTCAATTCACTGGGTCAGGATTCCTATGGACTCAAAGAACTGTTGAAGAAAGCTCAGGTCAAGGGTTCCCCTGAATCCAAGCTCTTTACTGGTGGAACTAAGGTTATGCCTATGTCGGAACACGCAGAGCTCCTATCCCAGTGGCGTGGTAACAACCTGTTGGGTCAGGAAAAGAATCTTCAAAACAAGGCACTCCGCAAGTGGCTTACCGAAGGTGCAGAAGCTGTTGATATGAGCACTGGTTCTGCCAAGCCGATCCCGAAATCTCAGAAGAAGGCTTACAACAAGTCTATGGACGAGTACAAGAAACGCACGAATATGAATCTTGTCACAGAGTCCGACTTGAAGAAAGCATCGAAATCTGGATTCGGTAGTCAGGTACTGCGAAAGGGTGTAATACCTCTGATGATCAGGAAGACAGACGACGCATTACCTTGGGGTTCCAGTATGATTATGGACGTGGAACCTTTCACTTACGACTATGTTCCTCCCAAAGGAGTAGATGAGAAATGAATATATCCATTCACGCAACACACAGACTTCCGTTCTTCAATGCGACGGTCACTGCCAAGCAGTTGAGTTCTTCTACCACACCCGTGGTTTTCAAACTCGCCACTGGTGAAGAAATTGGCTATGAGATTAGGACGAACGCAAGAGGGTTCATTTGCAGAACCGATGGTACTCCGTACAACGACGGAGTGTTTGTAGGCGAGGATGCTATTGTTACGGCAACACTCGGCGACGGTTCATCTACAAGCTGGACTGTCACAAGCGAAAGTGAAATCGTAATCTTTGACGGTATACTGTACGGTCGTGAAGCGGAGTCTGGTGACGACCCAAATACACTCGTGAAAGTCGGCGACAAGTATTATAAGAAGTTGTTCTCTGCCAATCAGAAACCCAATAGCCAGCTATCTCTTGATGACTTGGCAAATGTACCATCGTTCACAAAATGGACTGACGACCAGCAGATTGAAGTGATTGACTTCAAGAGTCCTATCAAGACCTACACAGTTAAGATAGGGTTGCAAACAAAGGTTCTTATACTGAAACCCAAAGACGATACCGCACTCGAGTCTGGGGTCGTGTTCAAACTTTTCTTGCAACCCACACTTGCAGAAGACGGTGAAAGTTCAAGATTCGGTAGAAATGTTGTAATTACGAACTCCTCGAATAACAGAGTCGTCCTTTACAATATCGGGAACAACTTTCCTTTCGGTGGACTTGACGGCAATAGAAGTGTCACCGTTACGGAAACCTACCCCAACGCTCCTGCTTCAAGCACGGAGGGTGGTGAGGCTAAGTTCCAATGCACAGAGTCGTACCAGTTCGTAAGTGGGTACCAAGGAGTCGTTGTCGATAGTAGTGACAAACTGACTATAACCGATGGAAGTACAGACGTGATAGACATTGAACAGATTCAGTCCGTCGATGTTTCAAACAAGACTTTGAATGTAAAGGTAGACACATCAGCAGTAAATCTCACTAGGCGGGTGACACTTAGACGGCGAGACCCTTTTCTCGGAACAATTCGACTGACGACGACCGACGGTGTTGAACTTGGATTCCTACAAAACGCTGGCACGATGGAGTTGATTATCGCCAAAAATTATGCAAAGCCAGTGGACGAACATATTGTTCGTAACGGGACTGCTAGTATAACTTTGTCCGAATCCGCTGGTCAATATCCAGAAATTCCTATGGGTTGTACACTGGTATATGTGGATTGTATTGACAACACGAGCCAGACTGAACTGCACAAAATCTTGGTCAGTCCACAGTCCACCGATGCAGTGCGAATGGAGTTTTCTAATGCCTCCGTTCCTATCTGGGTAGCAGTGGTAAACAGTGAGGAGCCAGACTTAATCGCTGAACAGTTCTGCATTCCAGCAGGAACTAGCCGTGTTTGCATACAACTTGTTTGTGGTGCAGCAAGACTCTTGGAAAGGAGCTGGGTGGACTGGTTTGATATGAGTAGAGCTGGCGGTGTTTGGGAGGCCACAGCAACCACTCTCGATGTACACTTGGATATTGGTGTTATTAATTCGGCAACAAACTCAGTGTTCGGATATACCCACGGTGGGCCGACGAACGACCTGAAAATCGTAGTCCCAGTGGCTCCTGGGGCGACCGCACACGTCAGAATGGACTGCGAGAACTATACGGCAGCAGATAGTTATGAAGACAAAAACCCTCACTTGCATTTGTATGGTTCAAACGGTAAGCGATGTGCAAGAAACATTGAAGACGGCAAGGTGCTCACTGGTTGGTATGACTGGCAAGATGAACAAAACAACATTTTACTGTCTTCACAACTCGTGACATTTACACTGACATCTTCTGATTCAGACCAAGACAACGCCGTAAGTCAGAGAACCATATTACAGAGACCTTTTAGATAATGACCCAGAAGGATATAGAATTTAACTTGTGCAAGACGAACTTTATGTTTTTCGTAGGGTTCATCTTTTTACGAGTTTACAAGAGAGAATTTATCTGGTACAAGTTCCACAAGGAGCTTGCGGGTATTCTTCTTGACTTGCCGAAACTCCAGCGTGTGATAATCAACGCACCGCCTCGAATCGGAAAGACAGACCTGACGAAGCTGTATATTTGCTGGCTGTTCCTGAATGACCCGAGTTCCACGATTATCTACTGCTCTTACGATGAAGCACTCGTGGCTAGAAAGAACCGTGAAATCAAGGAAATTCTGGTATGGATTAGTAAGTATTTCGATGTACCAGAACTAAAACCTCTTACACAGGCCAACGGCAAGAAGGAATGGACTAACAGGGCTGGCGGTATGATTCTCGCTCGTGGAACTAATTCAAATGTGACTGGTTCTGGTTGCCGAACACTTCTGGTACTTGATGACCCCAACAAGCCGCAAGACCGAATAAGTGCCATTGTCCTCGCTAGAAGATGGCAAGTGTTCAAGTCTACAATCAGAAACCGTATCGACTTACCCTCGGTTCCTATCCTTGTTATCCAGCAGCGTGTCGCAAGTCAAGACCTGACTGGGTGTCTACTTGCCGATACAGAAGAAAAATGGATTCAGTACAAGTTCCCAGCTATTGGCGAAGATGGTGAGAGTCTCTGTCCTGAAAGACTCCCAGTATCGGAAATCAACAAGTACAAATCCGACCCCTTCACTTACAACGCCCAGTATCTCCAAGTCCCGCTTGACGACGTTGGTAAGATGTTTAAGAAAGACCAGATTCGGTTCAGTCTCACCAGACCTGCGACTACGGCTATGCGACTTGTAATCAGTGTAGATGCCGCTGGCAAGGGTGAAGTTGGTAATGACTTCAACGCTATCTCGGTCTGTGGTCGAGTGATGGCTACGAACAAGTATTTCGTTCTTGAAGTGCTGAACTTCCACGCCGATATCACACTACTTCTGAAGCGGATTAGGGAAATCAGGAATAGATGGGGTCAACAGGTTCCTGTGCTCATTGAGAACAAGTCGAATGGTCTTGCAGCAATCCAGATACTCCGTAGGGAAATGAGCGGTATCTTGGAAGCCAATCCGACCAAGGACAAGGTGGAACGAGCAATTGTAGTGAAGTACCTATTCGACGCTGGCGATGTAAGTTTTTCTACCCACGGACTTGTCTGGGGAGAAATCCAGAACCAGTTCACCCAGTTCCCACACGGAAAGCACGAAGATATCGTCGATTCCGTTGTACAGGGTTTGACTTGGTTGCAGAAACTTCCTAGCTATTCTGCCCAACACAGAGCGTCTGAACAAGACAACAACTTAAAACGCCCAACCTTCGGGAGACCAAAATATGCAGGTAATGGATATAGTCAATAGGGCCGCTATGAACTGCGGCGTAGCATCTTCGTTCAACCCTGACGAAGTGCCAGAAGACATTCAGGCTCGTGGTTCAGATATTCTACGTCACGAAATTATCCCAATGATGAACTGTGACAGGACACTCGACATCACCGAGATTGTCTATCCAGTTACACCACAGAACGGAAGTGTGAGTCTTATCACGCCACCGACTGATTCGGACATCTTCATTATGGGTCAGGTTGCCGAAGATTACAGAACACTCAACGAGAGACAGAGTATCTTGATAGGGTCTGACACGAAGTGGTATTGTCCGAAAATCAGAGCGATACTGATTAACCACGGTTATATCGAGCCGTTCACTCCTACGCAAGACCCGAAGACTGCCAAATGGCCCCAAACCCAGTTTGAAAACGACGAGCGTGATGTTTATTGCTGGACTTCCGACTACAAACTTATCAAGATGGCAACGCAGGTGAGTTCTGGAAATGAGGACGACGAACTTCTTGACAAGAGGTATAACATTCCTTTCTCGCCTATGCGTGTTGAGGGTGTGTTCCGTGCTTGCGATGGTGCAGAACTCCAGTATCTCCATGCTGCCGAAATGGTTTCTGCTGAGTTCAGAAATTCGCAACTTGTCTATGGAGTCGAAGACCTTCCAGACCGTATGTTGATTAGGCTGAACAGAAGTTATGGAAGCGAACCGCTACTTCTCGTACTCCCTATTCCGTTGAAGATTGTAAACACCTTCGACAACCCGAGACCTTGGGAAGGGACGATAATCGCTCCAGAGAAGTTCCGTTCATTCTTGATAGCTAAACTCGCCTACCGTCTTGCGATAGAGTACGGTCTCGACACCGCACCTTCTATGGCAAAACTTGTCGAGGAGTCCTATCAAGCCATCATCAAGAACATATCGAAACGGCATCATACCCAGAATATCCCTCGCAAGATTGCCGACTACCTGCAACGTGGATATAGCAGGGGCAATATGTACGGTGGAGGTTACGGCAATGGCAGACTTTAAGGGAATAAGCGAGTTCCACGACGGACTCGCAGTGAGCGATTACCTGAATATGATTCCGCTTGGCCCGACTTGCGTAGATAGAGTCGGGGACAAACTCGTTGTGAACCCACCTACTGGTTTGAAGTTCAATGTGCGTGGGACATTCGTGGACTCGCACAACAACATCTACATAGCCTACGGCCCCTTGCTGTACCGATACCAGTATGACGACATAACTGGAAGTGTGGGCGAACCGCAGATTATGAAAATGCTGGTGGACGGTAAACTCGAAGACTTTCATTTCATCAATGATACTCACAAAATTTCGTTCTGCGAAAGCAGTCTGAAACCTTCGGAAGTATTCGCCTGTGATGGCAAGTTGATTTATGCTTGGGCAACCTACGAGGGAATAACAGACTTGACCTATCATCAGTTCAACGTGAATGTCATCTGCCCACCCAACATCTCCAGTACGGAAGAAAAGGAAAACGGAGCCTTGGTGTTCTGGACTAGTGAAGACCCGCAGCCAGACTTCAACTCTCTCTTGTTTGGCGAGAGGCGGAACAGTCCGTCTGGTGTTGCACTTGCAGCCGAGTTCAAGACTATGGCTGTGGATATGATTGACTGGTTTGACAACAGACTTGTCGCCACTCAGCTTTCAAAGAACACAGTGTGGCTCACTAGAACTGACCCGATGTACTATTGGCGAGATGTGAACCGAGGTGTGTCCTATCTGGAAGCTAATGAAGACACTGGCGGTTACGAACTATGGCCCAACTGGTACTCGTCTTCCGCAAACAGTGACAAGTTACTGAACATTTGTGCATATAATGGACAGTTGTACTTCTTCAACGAACACACCATAGAAATTTGGGGACGCACTGGAAATGAGGACGCACCGATTCAGTCGAATACTCAGCAGGTTATACACTTCGGTGGTACACTGCCGACCATCATCGAGGGGGCATTGTTCTTCTTAGGTATAGACTCTATGAAACAGAACTTCATCGGATGCTTCTCACCGAATTTCTCCAAAGTTTCCAACAAGGAAATTGAGCGGAGGCTTGGTGAAGTAAAGTCGTTCCAGAAACTGTGCCAATATGGGGAAACCTATCTATTTGTAAAACAAGAGAACGAGGACGGTTTTGTCTTCGGAGGTGGACGTTGGTGGCGATGGGAGACCCCGAGCGGTGCGGCTTACAGAGTGGTCGGCTCCGTCATAAAGGACTTCGCCGTGGCAGACGATGCGTCCATAATACAGTTTGATTCCAACTCCAGACTCAGTGGTGGGTGCAGAATCCATCGAAGTGTTCGGGAAGGATTCCGTCAGTTCAATAAGCGAGTAATTGTCCGCAAACTGGAACTTGTAGCTGACACTGGTAGAACCGAACGACCGTCAGGACTCGATACTAAACTCGATGACAAGACTATCTACTGTGCAATCTCAGTAAACAGAGGTCTTTCGTTCTCTCAGCGTAGGTATCGAACACTTGGTGAATCAGGTCAGAACGACAAGACGATAGAGTGGCGAAACATCGGTTCTGGTAATTCATTACTTGTGGAAATTGGCAGTTCCTCATTGCATAAATTACAATTATACGACATTAGAATGGATTTACGATAACCCAATAAACCAACAGAAGCGGCTCTAAAAAGCCGTTTTTCTTTTGCCCCTATGTTATCCTATAATTGAACCGAAAAAGCCATTAAATCGCATTTATAACGTCTATATATTACGATGATATTTTAACGACGAATGTAGATTTTTCAAACCCCTATTCTCTACTATATGGGTAGAATAGGAAATTTCTATTCATCAAACACTTAACACGGAGTATTATGAAACTCACATTCTTCGATATTGAAACTTATCGTAAGTTATTTTGCTTCTGTGCAATCACTTATGATTCACAAACCCATCAGGAACTGTCACGAATGCTCGTCCGTTCTGACGAAAAAGGCACTGTCGACCAGTTAGCTATGAACAAAATCAACGACTATTTTGCCGATGCCGATTACATTATCAGTTACAACGGTTCCCGATTTGACTTGCCTATTCTGGCGAAGATGAAGTCCGATATCAAGCGACTCTGTTGCACATCTAGTCAGTACATTCATTCCGATGCCGAAGCACTTATCAGCTATGACGACAACAGGAATCCGATGACACGCAACTTCTTCTGGGTCAAGGCTTGGTCAGCCAAACATTTCGACTTGCTCAACAACTGTCTTCTCGGCCAGTCGTTGAAGCAGTGGGAAATGTATCTGAACCTTCCAATCAAGGAACTTCCGTATCCACCAAGTGCAGACCTCACCCCAGAACAAGAAGACGAAGTTATCCAATACTGCTTCCACGATGTGTGGGCCACCGCTCAGATATATTGGCGATTCGGCAGTGGCGAACAGAAAACCAAATATCATACACTTCCTGCACGAAAAGCAATCCTTGAACAAGAATGGCCCAACTCTCTCGTATTTAAGTTCGACCGCACGGCACAGGCTGTCGCAGCAGGTATAATCTATCAGTCCAACGTCCCAATCCCTCCGAAGACGACTGACCCTCTCCAACTTTTCAACCTTGATGATTTCGATGTCCCCGATGAAGTGAAGGATATAATAAGACTTCTCGCACGGACGGTAGCCGTCACTGAAAAGGAAAAGAACGCTCTTGCCGAACGCTGTGTGTATCGTGGAGTCCAACTTGGAAAGGGTGGGTGTCACTTTATCCGTAAAGGGGAACATACAGACCTGTTCTGCTTTGATGTTGCCTCGCAGTACCCTCGTGCAATCAGTCACTGGAATCTGTTGAAGACTCCGATGGCCCTTGAACGCTGGCGTGAAATGATGCAGAAGCGTTTCGCAATCAAGTCCAAGAAGGGAACTCCCGAATATCACGCAGACCTTGACCTTGGTTATAAGGTCATGGTGTTGAACTCCCTCAGCGGTGGTTTCCGAATCCGTAGTGGAGCCTCTGTTGCCTATGACCCTGCCGTTGGTGAAGCTATGTGCTACATTTGCCAGTTGAGCATTCTGGAATTTGCTCTTGCCTGTCCAAACTGGGAAGATGTGATTGAAATTAACACCGACTCAGTGTTCGTCCGTGGGGAAGAAAACGCAAAGGCTTTGCGTATCAAGGGCGATCAGATGCTCCACAAGTACGATATGCTCTTAGAAGAGGAGTTTATTGAAAAGGCATACTTCCGTGATGTGAACAACTATGGTATCTACGATAAGGACGGCAACCTTCTGGACGGACGTGGAATGGATTACTCCGATGCTATCAACAAGAACCACGAAAAGGCAGTGGTGTATGAATTGTTCAGGAATCTGGTCAAGCCTACACTAGACTTGGATTGGAACCGTTATGAATGGACTGATTTCATCTACAAGTGGCACAAGGTTGCGTCTAGTAAGTATGCGGCGTTTGACGGAAAACCTTTTGAACACAAGAACTACTACTTCCTGTGGACTACTCGTGATGTCCCCGAAGCTGGAACAATCCAGTTCTCTAACACGCTAATGGATACTCGTAACGGAAGTATTAAAAGTCGATATGGTGTGTTCGCATTTGACATTAAGGACTTGGAGAAGTACAAGGACAAAATTGACTACACCCAGTATCAGAGAGACTTGGACGAAAACTTCTGGCTCTGGGGTCGAAAGGATTTGATTACCACATTCTTGGGCGACACGAAGACTCGTCGTGCAAAGGGTATCAAGACACCAAAGACTCTTTCCGAACTCTCCAAATTGTTATACCCTTGGACTGAGGTACTCTAATGAAGTGCTTTCATGAGTTTGGTTATCTTTACAAACTGGAGAAACTGCCGTGAGTAAATTTCAAAAAGTGTTGAACATTCTGGGTCAGTTCCCGAAGAAGTCGCAGACAGTCGTAATGAACGTCATCGACTTCGATAAGATGACCCCGAGTGAGAACTATATTAAAATCATAGAGACTATGATTGCCGTAAGTAAGAACGCCCAGCAGCGAGAAATCCTCTCTGTGTACTTGGATATGGAACCGAGCGACCAAGAAATTCTCGAAGCGTTCCGTGGTAAGGACGCTATGGCCCTGACACCGCTCTACTTCAACGACGAACAAGTGGACTTCATCATGCAGAACATCTACCGAAACAGAGATGGGGATTTCAGACTCATTCCCAAGATGCGGAACTGCTCTGTCGAAACTATGCCACTTGAAGGTCTCAAAGCTGACGATGACATCATTGCCGCAAGACTTCTGATTACACGAGTTGCCACAAACGGTACAAGCGAGGAATTCAACGGACTCAAAGAGCTTCGCAAACAGCCGTATGATGGGCCGTATGATGGAGTCTTCACGAAGATGGCCCCGAACTTGCGAAGGATTAAAATCATTTCCAGTTTCGCAAAGGACGAACCTCACGGTTTCTTCACTCGTAACGGACAGATGTATAGGAATGTCTGTTCCCAGATGACCACTGTTAATCAGGAGTTGATAAATGACATCTCGCTTCGCAGGGCTATGTTCCTTATGTTTCTCGTGGCTGGTGGAACAGGTGAAGACTGGGTTGCCTTATACAATCTTGTGCATTTTATGGTTCGTGTTCCTAATAGTGCCACTGGTTATGTTCTATACCTGAACGACTTCGACGCTGGAGGCAACGGTAAGTCTAAGTTCATCAGTCTTCTGCATCGTATGTTTGGAGACTCGTTTACTGCGTTCTCCACTCAGCAGCTCCGATTCACAATCAGTCTTCTCGGAAAGCGTCTGGTGTCTATCAGCGAATACGAGGACTCCGACAACGGTAAGCAGTTGCAGACACTAATTAAATCTATGACTGGTCGAGACAATTTCCAGTACGAAGGCAAGGGTGTAGACCCAATCGTTGCTGAAACATATCAGAACTTTGTGATTAGTTCCAATAGGTACATCTACTTTGACGACTCTGGTATCAAGCGTAGAATCCAGAACTTCCATTGTTCTAACCTTCTGCACTTGATTATGAACAAGTTCACAAAGAATCAGGACTACCTGAACAAACTGTTCGGAAACGTCTACAACGGTCAGGCTTTGCTCGTTCAACAAGAAATGGCTCACTCGCTCCTTGATTATATCGCAAAGGACGAGCGAACTTATAATATCCCTATCAGACCTCAGTCGGTAGTACTCGGGGCCTTGAAAAATCCCATACTCCGCTCGTTGTTTAATCCTAGATTGAACTTTGACGGCTTCTGTATGGAGACTCCGCAAGGCACGAGAATTGACTTGATTAGACTCGACCCAGATGCAAGACCTGAACAGCTCAACTACGCCAGTTCAACAATCCAGAACTGGTTTGAAAAATTGAAATTAGAAGCAAGTCGGGACAACACATCACTCACCACAAGCTATGGACTCATCGCTTCCGTTGAGTATATGAAATCTCGTTTGCTAGAGTTAGACGAACGCAGCAACAGACTCCGTTCAAAAGACCACGTAGTTCTGGAGAAGTGCGAACTCAACGGGTTCCGAAGTCAGGAATTGTTCCAAGAGTTCATTCTTCCAGAATGCGTGAAGTACAACATATCAGTTGAAGAAACCGAAACCATCATCAAGGTAGGTTAGTTATGAAAAACGGCTTATTACAATTAAAAGACTTAAAAGAGTTCAGCTTCAAAGACTGGGACGGTAAACCCTTCCTTGCGTTTTGCACAAATATTAAAACAGCTAGTGTAGAGTGTCCTATAACCGAGGAACCAATACAAACTGAACAAGTCATCGGATATGTAACTCGCCAAGGAGAATCATTCTGGAGAACGGACACTGGTACACACTGGAAATATGTGTACAGGTTTGAAGACAACAAACACTTCTTCAACAAGCGTCTCACATATAGGCAGCTTTCAAGATGGCTGGCTACTGGCAAAGGCGAATTTCTAAATACAGAGAGACTCTATGTAAGTTCTCGTGCCTACTACCCAGAGTCCGAATCGGATAAAGAAGTTCCGTCTAATCTATTAATTAGGACTTGGGATTCCGAGGAATGGATGCAGCCCACAACTAAAGTATTGGAGGAAATAAAATGCTAATACTTAGACGAATAAAAATGACCAGTGCTGTCGCTATGGGCACACTCACAGGTTCAAATATCGGTACATATTTCACGCTGGAGGAGGCAACGAACCTTCTTCCAGACGGGGTCTATCGGGTAGAAGTGAATTACTCACCAAAGTTCCACTCACTTCGTCCGCACATCTGGAACGAGCATATAATTGCTGCAAGGGGTTTTTGTATCCATGAAGGCAACACCGTCAAGAATTCGAGCGGTTGCATTCTCATTGGGAATGGAGCCAATCTCACGACTCTGAACCTGACCGAAAGCAAGGCTGCCCTCACTCAGCTTATGGAAGAACTCGCCAGACTCGGCGGTCGTTGTGAACTCATGATTACCACGGAGGTTTGGTTATAACACTATGAAAAACGCTAAACCCAATCCAACACCAAAGCCCAGTGTTCAAGACCTGTGCGACCCAGACCACTACAAGGGAGGCAAGACGGAAGTCATTGACATTCTGGAAGAAGTCATTGAAAATCCGAAGCGTAGCCTCACTCCGAAACAGAGATACAATATCGCTCAGGCGTTGAAGTATCTGCTCCGCAGCGGTCTCAAAGGCGGCCCCGAAACTGTCGAGGTGGACTTGCAGAAAGCCGAGAACTACATCCATCGTGCGATGACTGGTTCTTGGATTGACAGGTCTTTCCTTGACGGAAGCGGCAAGCCAAGATAAATCACTCCCCATACCTAGTCAAGTCCTTTCCGAATTACTACATTCGGGGAGGACTTTTTTTATCGGAGAATGACTATGGTATATGGACTGCCCTACAAGGGTTCAAAGAATACGATTGCGGAGCGTATTGTCGCCGCACTGCCGTCTGGTACTAATTTCGTAGATTGTTGCTGCGGTGGTGGGGCAATCGTTCAGGCCGCAACGCTGTCTGGTAAATTCAAGACGGTTACTGGATATGACATAAACAAAGCCATCATTGGACTGTTGCAAGCCACGATGGTGGATTTTGAAAAGATTGATTACGAAAACTTCCCTGTGGTGAGCAAGGAGGAGTTCTACGCAGCCAGAGACCGTAATGAGACTCTCTACGATTTCCTAATACGATACACTTGCAGCTTCGGTTTCAATGGAATGGAATACTTGTGGGGTGAGTCCAGAACGAAGTACAAGACTCTGATGCACAATGCTATCTCGCTCCCGACTATGGAACAGCGGCGACAGGCAATCCGAGACTTTGTGGGCTGTTTGGTCAAAGACAAATTGAGCGAGGCCGAGCTTAAAAACCTGACGCATCTGGATCAGGTAACCAATCTAAATAGATTCCACGAAGTAGAGAACACCATGCGTTCCAGAGAGTCCAAAACCAAACTGGATTTTGTATGCGGCAGTATGTTCGATATCCCCTTTGAAAAGTATGATGTGATTTACTTTGACCCACCGTATGCGGGAACCAAGGGTTATAATGGAAAGCAGTTCTCTTTCATTATGTTCAGGACGTTGCTGCAAGTTTTGAAAGATATGGGTAAGACTGTGTTCGTGAGCGAGTACAACCAACCCGCAGAAGGATTCACGGAGGTAGCCTCTTTCAACAAGATGATGACTCAGAAAGCCGACGAAAACCGACTAGTGCTGGAGAAACTATTTTATGGTGGAAGTAAAGAACAATACGACTCACTCGAAGGCTTGTCCACTCCATCTGAGTCAGACAGCGACACCCCTGTTCTCGACAATACTGACGAGAGAACTGGGGAAACTGAGACTGATAGAGGAGTTGTATAGTTGAAAACTCCATAGCCAGTCGTGAAAATCCATCGTAAAAATACTTCGTTTCACTATATAATTTTTTTTTATTTAAGAATTATTTTTTTTTATTTTTTTTTTTATAAGAAAAAATATATTTATATATGAAACGAATCACTTTTACGATGGATTTTAATTACTCCTTCTCCAGTTTTCCACGAATAAAACTTACATCGGAGCGAATGTCGGACAGTGTTTGCTTGAACACTGCGTTTTCCTTTTCAAGTATCTGCACTTTAATATTCAACTCCTTGACCTTATTGACTACCCAGAAGAATGCTAGGGCCACTGGTGTACCCAGAACATTACCCACCGTAGTGTAGATGTCGCCCAAGTTTATATCATTCATAAAAATCTCCAAGCATCGACGGCTGCCTTGCAGTGTGCACAGCAGAGCGATACACTAAATCGGTCATATTCGAGTCTGGTCACGTCGACCATCTTTCCATTCACTTCCTCAATCTCTGGGACTGGTTGGGCTGCGGGGCATCTTGTGTGATGACAGGACGGCTCCACATAGGCAATATACTTGAATCCGTGAGTAGCGTTGTCGTATACGGACTTATCCTTGCCGATGACTGTATGCGGAAGCCTGTGTTCCAGACAGTACCTAATCTTTTCATCGGATTCAATCTGGTCTATTATAAGTATGTGGTCGAAGACTTTAGGGGGATTCTGCAAGTCGTGGAACGCCACGATACGTTTAAGTCCTCGGCGACTCTCTACTGGGATGATACCATTAGTTCTAATGTGAACCGTGTACCCTTCCGTGGAAAGCCAGTCCAGAAGCTCGTCTATACCCTCGTAAAGCGTAGGTTCTCCACCAGTAAGCTCCACAAGCCACAGCTTTGGTCGAATGTTCGACTTTATCCACGGGATAATAACACTGTTGGTAAGATGGTAGTCCTTGTCATCGGTGTTCCGATACTCAGCCATAGGACAATGCCAACACGCCCTGTTGCACTTTGAGGTTAGGCAAATCTGAAGATAGTTCATTAAGGTAACCTCTCTGTGGTTCCTTCAGGGTAGAGCCTAAACCATAGTAAATCGTCGTATCTCCAAGAACCAAACTGGATAGTGGCAAAGTCTTCGTGGTTGCTGTCTGCGTTCAACGACGGTGAGGTTATGTACTGGGAAGTCAATTTACCCCACTGCTGGGAAGAATTGTCTTTTGCGGACAGTTCGAGGAATCCTTGGTTATCGACATTGTTATCAAGGAATAAAGCGACATAATATTTCTCATCAGGGAGAATCTGGGCATAAGGGGAAACCTCAACACCGAGTACAAGCCAGCACTCCCCAGTGACTCCACCAACGACGTCCTTCGGGACAGACAATGCGATAAGTTCGCCGTTGCCAGTAGTCGTCTCGTGATAAATGGCAACTCGATAGCGGAGGCCTACTAACGAGGACACCACATTGAAGTGTAAACAACAGTTTCCGACTAGATTGATGTGGTTGGTTACCGCTGTTGTATCGAGGCGATGCAACTGTGCGGGTGCAAATCCGTGCGGGTGATTGACTATGCTGGTCTTGTCAGTGTCATCAAATGGATAGGTCTCCATAGCACCACCACCAAAACAATTGGGCAAGAATATGAATTGATGCGGTATAGGCATAGACTACCCCTCGTAGGTATAAGACCAGTGGTCGCCAATTACAGAAACCGTAACCTTGGCCATCGCATTCGCATAGTATTTGTTGTCCCCACTGTTCAGACTGGCGTGACGTTCCAAATGAACGGAGTCCAAGTTTACGAATATCCCATCGTCAATACCCTGCGACGGACTCAATGGGGCGTGCCAGATGGTATCTGAGGGGGTTTTCCATATCGAGAATACTCGGAGCCACACAGAGGATGGCACAGCCGAAATGGCATCGTCTTTGGTATCACGTGCAGGCCCTGTGAGTAAGATTTTGAAATTGATTGATATGTTTCGACACTCGTCACTTTCTAGGGGGTGTTCCGTCTCGTCTAGGAACAGGATGCACCCGCAAGGGATGGCAAGCTCAGAATCAACGCTCGCTGTGATAGTGCCGTAATAATGCTTATTGTTACCCTTGTCACATACCGCACCGATGATGTCGCCAAAGTTCATACCCATCGTAGAGGCCCACGAAGAAAGCCACGGAGTATCGTCGGGGAAATACAAGGCTTCCTTTTTGATGTATTGGTCTACCACTGGGAACAATGGGATGCTCTCATAGGTGATATTATACGACTCGTTAGGGTTAGGGGCAGGACTTATGCTGATTACTCGCACTGCATCTTTCGTAACACCTGTGAATAACATCTTCCCACCACCCATCTGAGAGAATACATAGTAGGATAGTTCATCACTTCCCGCATACATAATGAAAGCTGGAGTCTGATTCTGCACAGCGTCCATCAGTTTCTTTCTGTCCTCTTTTGTGATTGTGGGTGAACCATCCCAGAGGAAAACCATCTGATGAGAGTCTTCTGGAATCTGGAGTTCTTTGTTGGAGCTAGCCAATGGGTCGTAAATACCAACGGTATTCCCAAACTTGTCCTTGATAACAAGGTTCCTTACAGGCACAGTCTTCCCTTCGAGAGGGTTGTACACGACTTCGGTAGCCTGACCCTCACCTGTCGGGTTGTGTTGGAGAGTGAGCGACTTTATTTTGTCTATTGCGACCGCATCGCCTGGCAGCGTCGCCCCACCATTATAACTGTTAATCTGGGTCATACTACCACCTTATTGAATAAAAAGAAAATCACCCTATGCCCGAAAACTGGGTACGCTTGTAGGAGTCGTACCCAGCTCGAACATACTTTCGACCGTATGTCGGGGTGATGAATCACCACTAGAGGGTGTTAGTCAATCGGGATGAACACGGATGCAATGGAGCAACCCTGATATACACCGAATCCCATTAGGGAGTCCACACGGAACAGGCTGAGGGAGGCGTATGGGTCAGTCCAGTATGTACCACGGAGCGGAAGGATACCACGGTCGCTGAACTCGGTCGGGATTGTGAAGGAGTCAGCACCAGCCATCTTTTCGATACCCTTGACTGCAATGAGGAAGTCAGGTTCCTTCCACATAACCATCGGAGCTAGGTAAGTCTTACCTTCTTCGAGGATGTCAACAGCGTTGGTTTCGAGATTGAGGTTGTTGAGAGTGAAGGTGGTTGGAGCACCTGCACCACGGATAACGTTCCAGTTCTGGTCAGGGTACCACTCGAAGTCTTGGTCGATGAAACCGTGCTTATCTAAAGCATCTGCACCGACTTCGTACTGAGCCACGGCTGTTTCAAAGGCCTTGCAGTGTGCGTTCTTGCGAGGGCCACGGAAGAATAGAGGCTGAGAAAGAACCCAAGCGTTTTGGACAGCGTCCCACTTGAACATCACGGCTTTCTGGATTCCAGTAGGTTTACCAAGTGCATCGACGCATTCAACTGCATCACCATTGGCATCTACGAGTGGAATTGGGAACGGACACACTTCTCCGTCTTCGGAGCCAGTGCCGCCAGCAATTTCTTCGATACCTGCGGTGAGTTGGCCGTCCACGCCTACGTTGATAGAGTCCAATTCAGTTGCTGCACCGACGATACGCATAGTGTCCATGCCCTTAGTCCAGCGGAAACCGAGGAAGTCACCGAGTTCGTTTTCATAAAGGTCTTTACCAATCTTGTCGTTACCACCGAAGTTGCCCATCAGAGATGGAACTACTCGGTTCCAAGTTTGTGGGTGTGCGATACCGTAGGTAGCTCCAGCGAACTTAGAAGTGGTTGTGTATGCTTCTGCATCGAATGCTGCCTGACGATAGGCTTGGTCACGGTTTGTACCAGTGAGACCCGCCTTGGCTACGAAAGGTTGAGCACTACCTAGAAGTGCTCGGAAAGCAATCTTGTTCACTTCGTCTTGAAGGTTGGCTACTCGCTTTGCCATAATTTCAGGATTCTGGATAGCGAGGGTGAGTTCACCGACAGAGGCTTCCGCTGCGATACCAATAGGCTTCACACGGAGAGGCACTGTTGCTCGTTTGACTGCAAGAGTACCCTTTCGGTTCGTGAGGTCGAGGGAGTTCTTGTAAATCTTTCCAGAGTCTGTGATGGTGACGCTTACGGTGTCGCCAGACATTTTGTCTGCACCGAGCATCTTTTCGACAGTGCGATTACCCTTGGAGAGGATATCGGCACCGAGATTGAATTTAGTGGCCAATCGGGCCATAAGTTGTGCGTTTACAATACCAGGCATATTATTACCTTACCAGTCTGCTTACACCGTTCAACTGCATAGCTCTCTCAAGTTCGAGAGAGAAATTGTCAGTAGGCGGCATATTGTTAGTGTTGCGACCGCTACCAGGCACTGGGATATTCTGAACTGCTGGAGCAGGCTTCGGGTTCGGTTGGGTAGTCTGGGTCTGCTGAGGAGGCACGTTGACATTCGGTTTCGTACCAGTCTGGACTTCGCCACGCTTCACCTTGTCGATGTAGGCGGAGAACTCGTTGTAGTATCGGTCTAGTGTCTTGTACTTCTCGAACGGAGTGAGACTCTCCCACCAGTCCGCTGCCTCGGGCTGCTTGGCAATCTTGTCGAACCAGCCCTTCAACACCAGTTTACCAAGGGGCTTCTTGATATATTCGCCCAACTGCGGTTCATTGGTGTTAATCCAGTCTGCATAGGTCTTACAGTCGTTAATGAATTGTTGAGTCGTCTGCTCGTCTTGGAAGATGGCATAGGACTCTTCGACGAACTCGTTCTGTCGACGCTGTGCTTCCTGAATATCCAGTTCACGGATTTGGTCAAGTTTAACGGCAGCCATTTGCGGATTATAGTACTGACCCTGCTCGTCGGCAAAGCTCTTCTGTTCCGCTTCTATACGCTGACGCTTCTCGTAGTATTCTCTCTGCTCCTTGGCTCGCTTTCTCGCAATCCTTGCCGCCGCTTGTGCGTGGTTGAAGGCCTTACGCTCGCTACCCTGCTTGTTATCGGCAGGAGCGGACTTGCCATTGGGCTGAGTACCCTTGTCATCACCAGCACCGACTTGGGTGTCGTCGGTCTTGGGAAGGTCGGCATCACCCTCAGTACCCTGCGGTGCCGTGTTGGGTGTGCCCTCAGATGCCCCCTCGCCCTCACCTGCATCGTGGGACGAAGTATCTGGAGTGGTATCGACGCTATTGGTATCTCGATACTGGGCGGCAGCGTCATCAAGTGCCTTGCCCATATCGGTAAAAGACGTTTCATCAGCCATAAGCTGCTCCTGTGATGGGGTGATTCATTGTAAATATATATACAAAGACTTGGAAGTGCAACACCAAACTGAGAAAACTGACCAGTATGTGAATGAAAGTCTGACCTAGGCTTTTCAGAAGTGAGTACTTGCTGACCCCTCCCCTCGCAGTTCTTGACTCCCAGTTCAGATTTCGTGAACAATTGTACACTGTTATCCACTTGTTCACTATGTACACACTTGTTCACTATATACACTTGGGCAGTTATACACTTATATACTGCTACTCACTGCACAAATTTACACTGCTGCCCATATTTACACTGGGAGCGATGAGGTCAGACGTTATATATTATTGTTTCTATATTATTATCTCCATATAATATAATATAATATAAACCCCTATATATATAATATCGTTTAATCTATAATTTACTTTAAAGACTTAAAAGAAATTATAGTATTTTATAATTTACTGTACTGAGCCAAAATAAATGTAAAAAAGATTTTACATAAATTGCACGTTTGAGCACTTGACAAATTAAAGAGTTTATAAACTGTTATTTATACATTGCCTTTATGTTTATATGACTAAACTAATAAAGCCCTTAAACCGATTGTTTGGATGGATGGGATGGATGGGATGGATGGGATCGATGGGATCGATGGGATCGATGGGATCGATGGGATCGATGGGATCGATGGGATCGATGGGATCGATGGGATCGATGGGATCGATGGGATCGATGGTCTGGATGGGATGGATGGGATGGATGTGAACACAACCTAAAACCAACCTAAAACCGCAAATCAAACCGCTATTATACAAAAGGGCACTATTAAACCGCTTTTTTTTTGTTGTAAGTAAAAAATAAGTTTTTTTTTTTCGGTTTATATTGACTTTATGAAAAAAAGTTTATATCTTTAGTTGAGTTAGTGGTTTACCCATTGACTGCTTTTTGAAAATTCGGTTTACTCTTTTGCGTTTTGTGCTCTATTTAGTATATATTAATGTATGCACTAAATAGAGCATAAAAAAAGCTCTAAAAAAAAACAAAACAACATAAACCATAAACGCCCCTACTGGGGCAGGAGTAAAATTATGAATAATCAAAACTTAACAACCCTCACCCTCGAAGCTGACGAAAAAGGCAAAATCCTTCTCGCAAATTTGCCTCGCTGGGCTGAGGCCAAAAGTCGCCTTTTGGGTATTTTGGAAACTGCCGAGAAAGGCACAGTCTCGGAGTTTTTCGGGTCGAAAGTGAGCGGTAAGGGAGCTCCTATGAGCTTCCAAGCCCTAGCGAACCTAACTTTTACCTCCGCAGGATATGTAAGGGATAAATGGGTAAGGTATGAATCGGAGGCTTTCAAGGTTGGAACGAGGCCGAGCGTTTATGACTTCATTTGTAAAAACCTCGTACCCCTAAGCCCTGAGGAACTCAAAGCCCTTGCCGAAAAACAAAAACACGAAGCCGAAGTAACCGCTAGGGCAGTCTCTTACTTAGAAACCTGCGAACTTAACGAAATCAAAGTAACCGCTGAAAGCGTCCAAAAGAACGCAAAACTCCTCGCCAAGTTTGGTGAGGAAGTGGTGAATAAAATCGTTGAAATCCTAAACAAGTCCGCTGACGAGTCCGCTGAAGCCTAAAGCTGACCGCAAGGGGTAAACCGACTTTCAAAATGAACCTTAACACTGCACTCGTGGGAACGGATGCAGTTTTTTTTTATATCTGGAGTTTTTTTATGCGTCCTAATTGTGAGCGTTTCGTCACTCATGGCGAGCGGAGTTTTATTCTATTTGGTGATCCGACTGCTACTCGTAGATTCGGATTTTCAGTGTTTCCTGATGACAGTTTTGGTCTGGCGATACTAGCAGTTTTTGCCAGCGGTTCATCCAGCGACTGCTTTATTTCTTATCAGTTAGAAGATGACAGTTGTGAACCCGAGTTCATCGAAGTTTTAGACCGAAGACCTGCCCAGTGCATAGTAACTGAGGCAATGTACGTCCTGCCAGCGGGTCTGGCTAAGTACGGTGCCTTCAAATTTGGTACTGGGAAGACAAAAAAAACACTCGTGAGAGTGTTAAAACCAATAGCTTACTTGGAGGGATAACCAGTGAACGATCACCAGTATATTACTTGTGTCAAAACTATAATGACTCGAGTCAAGTGTTCCTATGATGAGGCGTGGGATGGTTTGACTCAGGCGTTCTTAACACTCGACCAGTCCAGACCTGAGACCGCCCAGTGCTGGTGGTTAATCAACATCGGCAGTTTTGCCGTAATAGACTCGGTGCGTAAGACGTACTCATCTAAAGAAGGTGTCAAGCGAGAAGTCCCCAGTGACTTCCTCACAATGGAAGCACCCACTTTAGATGAGTACGCTTTCCTAAAAGCCTTCCCCGAAGGGTTTGTCCGTGAGTTCGCCCAGCGACTTGCTGACGGCCAGTCAAAACTGACGGAAGGTTCTTGCAGCCATTGGTTGCGGAAACACCATAAACTTAACAATCGCAGAACTGCGAAGGAGATAATAAAGAATGTTAGAATTTTTGCCAAAAGGTTATGACTCTTGGTACCAGTATCAGAGAGCAGTAGCACGTCGCAAGAAAGTGCTTGATATTATCGTCGCTGTATTCACCTTTATCCTGCTGGTGGGAGCATACACTCTTGTCGGCAATATGGAGTAGTCAATGAACAACAACAACAAAGAATGGGATGGCATAGAGTCCCTCCTTGACCGTATAAACTGGGTAATCGAGGAATTAAACTCAGCACTCGTCGAGATTAAGCAGTGTAGGCTAGGCTTGAAAGCTGAGGACTGCGTCGCACATTTGTGCTCGGTGGTTGAAAACCTAGAGCAGTACTCGGACTCTCTCTATGGTAAGTGCCAAACTCTCCGATCAAAAGGCTATGAAGAAGTTTTAGAGCTCCTCCCCAATGGCAGCAAGCTGTCCGTCGGCGAAGTGCTCGCCCTCATTGAACACATCAAGACTTGGAGAAAGGAATATGGCTACCCAGAAGTTTGACAAGAACCAGTTCATCACTGATAAAATACTCTCCCAACTGGATGGCGAAGTGATTCCGTGGACGAAGCCTTGGGTGGTCAGTCCTAACGGCATCATCAGCTACGCCACTGGCAAACCCTACACTTCCCTCGTGAACCGAATGATGCTGGACTTCGCTGGTGAGTATGCGACGTTCAATGCCATCAAGAAAGCTGGTGGCAAAGTCATCAGCGGTAAGGGCAGCGGCAAGCCAGTTGTAGGTGGAGGTTGGTACGATGTCAAGGACGAGGAAACTGGCGAAGTAACTGGGCACAGGTTCGGACGCTCAGTAAATTACGTCTTCCGTATCGGCACTGATACGGAAGGTATTGAACCCAAGTACCGAGACAAGTGGGAACACGGTGGCATTCCGAGTGGTGATGACGAGGTGTTCTCGATTGTTAAGTCGTACTGCGAACGGACAGGGGTGACACTTATTGGTGGTGGGAACACTGCGTTCTACTCGCCGAAGCAAGACACAATCCAAGTGCCAGGTTGGGAAAACTTTTCCAATCTCCCTCAGTTCTGGAGTACAGTCTTTCACGAGATTGCCCACTCCACTGGTCACCCAAAGAGGCTTGACGAACTACACAAAGACAAGTTCGGGGATAGCTCCTATGCTCAGGAAGAACTTCGAGCCGAGATTACTGCCTGTCTGTGTATCGGAAGGCTCGCACTCGACACCACGAAGTGCGTAACGGAGACTGTGGCCTACTGCCAGTCTTGGCGGAATCGCATCAAGAACTTCAAAGCAGCAGAGTTCTCCGAGATCTGCAACAAGGCTCAGATAGCCTGCGATTATATATTCAACACTAACACTAACACTCAAAACAAGAAGTAAACAAAATGCAAAAATCAAATAATGAAGCACTCGATCGTATTCTCATTGAGACTCTGATGGCAGTGTATTATGCTCAAACTGTCATCAACGCTGTGTCCGAGTCATTGGAAGAACTCGGTAAGGAAACGTCAGGCAAGGACATCCCTGAACCTGTGCGAGTTGATTTCGTGTGCAAGGAAATCGTTGATATGTTCAAAGACCCTGACAGCCCCGTGGATAAGGATAAGTTCCTGCGTGGTGTAGCGGCGTTTATGCTTGCTCATCAGAGGACGCAGGCCATTGATAAGCAGACTGGTAAGTCCAACAAGAAGGAGGAATCCAATGGTTAAGATTACACTCATACGCAAGTGTCCCTTCTGCGGGACGGATCGTCAGAAAGAGTTCGACGAGGAACTGTACCGCAAGTACCAAGCTGGTGCCAATGTTCTGGACGCTATGCCTGACGCAAGTCCTGATGACCGTGAGTTCCTTATCACTGGCATCTGCCCAGAATGCTGGGACAACCTAGATGTATTGGAGGAAACCGACAATGGGTTGTGGTAGTTTTATTGGTGGTTGTGGTACGTTACTGTTCTTACTATTAGTGGCTGTCATCAAGATGATGGGAGTCTAGTCATCAACCTGTTCTGTGTACTGACCGAGCAGCGGAGTCCCCGACTTCTTGTGTAGGAACTGGTGGCAAGTCTTACATAGCAGCATAAACCTAGAGGGTTCTAGGTTCGTGTAGTTAGTTCTAAACTTATGATGCACATCTAAGTTGTGAACCCTACTGTAATGCTTGCCGCAGAACTCGCAAGTTTGGTTACGGGATGCAAGGACATACTTTCTAAACACCTGCCACTGGGGTGTCCGACGAAAGTCCTCGTGCTGCTTTTTCACTATTGCGTAATAATCAAGTCGTTTCATAATCATATAGTAGTAAATTGTGTAGTGAATAAACCACACTTAAACCTACTATATTACATCAAACATCACAAGGAGTTTTTTATGAACTATAACAAACCTATCCAGTCCGCACCTATTCCTAACACAAACCCTTCCCCTGAACCTGTGGAGCCTCGTGCCATAGCAGACGTTCCTAGTAGTGAACCCACTGCGTGCAAGAAACTCTACCCAGTCCGAACTGAGTTCTTCACCAACGACCTCACCCCTGAGGTCAAGGAAGAAATCGTCAAGATTGTGGAGGCCCAGACTCGTGCGACTCTCTCCGTGCCGAAGGTCACTGTCAATGCTGTCAGTCGTATGCTCGGAATTGAACATAACAAGGTGAAGCGTCAGTGTGTTCTGGTGTCTGGTTCCCTTGCCGCATTCTTTGATACACGTGATAATGTTGGTAGTGTAGCCAAGATTGCCCAGTCTATCAGTCGACTGACTCCGAGCGAAAAGCAGTTACTGATGAACCAGTTGCAGAGGACTGAATGAGATGCCTTTTTTTACTGAACCAACGGAAGCGGAATGTTTTGAGGCAGAACAAGAACTGCTTTTTGACGTTCACTTCCGACAACTTGATAGAGAAATCAGGAAGATGAGTGACTCCGAACGAAAAACAGTTACTGATGAACCAGTTGCAGTTATGAACGAAAAAACTTTATTGGGAGTAGATTGTGACGGTACTGAAATTTATGGACAGCTCGATAAGATAAGCGTACACACTAACAATCATCCGAATTGTGACGGATCGTCATGGGGATGGCTCGAGGGCTGTTCAAAATTTGTTTGCTGGTCAAACGAAAGTAGTAGCAGATTCACGAAAAAAGACGCTGACGAACTGGCGAATAAATGGAATAATCGGAGGAAGTAAGATGGACATTTGCCTTTGCCCTTATTGTAAAAAAAAAGAACACCGAACAACAAACTCAAGCCCCATTGGAGGACTTATACATGACGAAAATCGTGAAGTGCAGCTTTTAGTTAAAGAGGTGCTTTCTGGTAGTGTGCAATTTTATGATAATCCAAATGGTGCCTATGAGTGGACTTGTCCGTATTGTTGTGGAAAATTAGAAGGTGGACATGAAACACTATTAAAAGGCGTATGCATGGATGATTTACAGCACGACCATGACTGTGCTTATATTATAGCGAAAGGGCTAACAACGGCTTCAACATGAGTACACCTACTGGTTTCGAGTTCTTAACTGGGAGGACTTAAAAAAAATGCATCGTTTCATTATACTATTTTTCACGTGAAAAAAAATTAAAAAAAAAATTCTCAAATAAATAAAAAACTAGTATAGAGGAACGATGCATTTTTACGATGGATTTTTTTTTTTTATGCGGTTTATTTTGAATCATCCAACCTACTATATAAATAAAGCGGTAAACCATGCCACAATCAAAACTTAATAAACACTTACACGGAGTGAACTATGACCAAAACAGTATTGAAGAAGGAGTCACAAGACTCGGAGTTTGTACCTTCCCAGGTGAAGGATGCGATTGCTATTCAGAGTGTTCTGAGTGTCCGTACTACCGAAGACTTGAATCAGACTTTGGCCCTGATGGAACGGCGTGCGACTGACCTCGTTGCGTGCGATGTAGTGCGTGAAGGTTATATGGCCCACGGGCACCCTGCCGCACTCGGGTTCCAACACTTGTCATCGATGACTAACAGTAGGCTAAAAAAACGGTTCCCACTATTCGACAGGGATCAACCCTTGTTCAGAATCCTCTGGGTTCAGGGTCGAGTGATTGTCGGTGAAGAGCTGGTGAAGAAGTACGAGGCTCGCAAGTCGGGCAAGACTTATGACTACATCAAATCCATTGACAAGCGATTCAAGACGATGTTTGACGAACTCCAGAAGTATCAGGACTTACTTCGCAACATCGCTTACGAGGAAAAGAAGTGATGGAGAACTGGGAAATAGACGACCTCTTCTGTCGACTTGACCAGATGCTGCGAATCAATCCCGAGCAGATACGGAAGTTGAAACCACGCTGGAAGCAGCTGGAACAGACCGCTACCAATACTGCTAGGGTCTTTAAGTTGCAGAAGCTATGGCGTGGTGAACTCCCGCACTTTGCAATGTTGGAACTCAGCACACAGCAGTCCGCACCCTTCGTGAGTTTGCTAATTGGTCTGGCCGAACGCAAGTACAAGACCTCTCAAATCAGTCTCGTGCTCTGGTGGCGTAGGCTTGTGGCCACTGGGCAAGAACACATACTGAGCTATTTCAGTTGGAAACGACTGGAAGAAACTTTCTTCGGTGAGTGCATTCTCGGCTCGGACATACTCCGAGTATGCACGGACAACGAAGCCCTCTTGAACAACATCACTGCCGCTCTCTCGAACGACAAGACTGTGGACTTCAAGATAAGGGAACTGCTTGATGGACTCTCAATGCAAGCAGATGTCCGCAAGGAGTGGAAGGCTTGGGCACTCCGCAATCACCCCGACAAGGGTGGCGATGCCGAGACCTTCCTCAAAGTGAAACTTGTCTATGACGAGTGGAACGAAATTCAAAACAAACTAAACAACACTCAACAGGAGTAAATTCTTATGAGAATCAACCTCAACTTCCCCAAAAATATCAGAGCAAACTCTCTCTACAAGGACGCTATCAAATACACCACTATCGATGAAATCGGTGCCGTTGCAGGTGCTCGCCTCGTGGTCGCTTGGGACACCCCGACGAACGAAGAAACTCCTTTCAGGTACTACGGCTTCCTCGAAGCGATTCTCTTTAGCTCCGATGGCTCCGTCAAGTACAGGGTGTTCTGTCCTGCCTGTGGTGACACTCTCCACTTCGACAATGCGAAAGTCGTGCAAGAACACGCCTGTCCGAAGGTCTACTACAATGATGGCGTGTCACAGGGTGTGGGTACTTTGGTCGGTATTAAAGAGTCCTTTCTTGGCGAGAACGCTGACCAGCACATTGACTGCCGTGTCCGTGTCTTACCTTTTTCTGAAAACATCTACCGCATCGTGGGAGTAGACCAGCTTACTTTCGTGGAGAATATCCCTCTGGGCATTACCGAGAAAGATGAAAAGGAGGTTGACAATGTGCACTAGTAACGATACACAAGTTCTCGAAAAGAAACTCAAGGGCTACGGAGAATCAGATAACTTCGTGGCACCTCGTGAGCTGACTGTCACTATCACCCTAAGCGAGTATCGCAGTCTCGTAATGGGGAAGGGTGTATCCAACAAAACAATAGACGAGCTCCGCCGTCAAACATACAAGTTGGAACGGACAATCAGAGACCTCGTCGACGAACTTGACAGGTCTACGAAGGACAATGAAACTGAAGTAAAGGAATGTAAAGATGAATGAAAAACTCGATATGAAACCCTGCTGCTTTGGTAGGGATGACAACCGTGAGGCACTCCGCCCTTGCGATGTGATTCTCGCTCAGGATATGGACTTCAAGTACGTAGTCAGGAACGCTCCAAAACAGGGTACGGACGAGTGGGTGGCTTGGCGTAAGCAGGGCATCACTGCTACCGAAGCCGCAAGTATTATGTTTCCAGACAAGTACTCCTCTCCGCTCACAGTTTACTCCTTGAAGTTGGGGCTGATTGAAGCAGACCAGTCTGACTCTGACGGTTATCTGGAGTGGGGTCATCGGATTGAAGACTTACTCGTTCGCAAGTTTATGGAGACACACCCGAACTTCAAACACGTAACTTGTGGAAGGCTCTATCAGGATGATTGGGCCAAGTGTTCTCTCGATGCCCAGTGCTACGATGAAGAAGGTCGCCCCTGCATCATCGAGTGCAAGACAGGACAGAGTGAAGCGAAGTGGAATCCAATTCCAGACCGCTACTACGCACAGGTTCAGTGGCAGATGTATGTCACTGGAATTCGCAAGGCGTACTTCGCAGTGCTTATCCGTGGTCATCAGTACTTCGAGAAGGAAGTGGATTACAATCCTGCTTTCGTGAAAAAGATGAAGGAACGTTGCCTCACTGTATGGGAGTGTATCCAGAATAAGACTCCCCCTGCTGAGTTGGGCTTCTTCGCAGTAGACAAGGATGCTATTGCTGCAATGGCTGGCGAGACTGGCCACACTGGTGAACCGCAGGAAGTGGATGACGAGACCGTTGCCACTTATGCAAGACTCAAGGAAGCCTATGAAAAGGCAGAAGAAGAGTTTGCAGCATTCAAGAACTCCCTGAGCTTCCGTATGGTGGATGCCTCCAAGCTCTTGCACAAGGGTCGAACCTTCGCCACTTGGGTGGAACGCAAGGGTTCGGTCACTGTGGATAAGGCAAAACTCCAGAACCTGTACCCTGATGTATACGAGAAGTGCTTGAAACAGGGTGCTGGAACTCGTTACGTGAAGTACAGTGTATAGGGGCAAGACCAGTGAAAATCGGATATTTCTCCTTTGTTATACTCATCTGGACTCTTGTGGCGGTGATACTTCACCTCGTCGGAGTCGGTCAGTTTGCCAAATGGGAATTGACCGCTTGGCCTTGGTACTGGTCTTGCCTCTGTCTCATGTACTGGTTTTTGATTCTCTATGTCGAACTGCTAGGTGTGGTGACACTCGTTACCCTTTACTCCAAATGGAAGGAAAAGAATCGAGTTATTAATCAATACCCTCCCGAAGTGAGAGCCTTCATTCGTAGAGTTATGAACCATCGCAAGTAACCGCAGTCTTTCCCAACTGCGGCGGGCACTGGGTTGTGATACAATCCAATAACCACCTCCAGTGCCCATTTTTTTTTTCAACCCTCAACCAAAAAAAAAAGGAATAAAATAAAATGAAAA